GGAGACTAGGCATCTAACGCAGACCTGTTAGATCTGGTTAGTTGAGACTGAAGTGTCTTCGAGCACTTAGTTTTCAGCTTTCCGGTTCCCAAAGGCAACTTTGCTGTTTCTGTTGCTACCTTTGAAAACCGAACCTTGTTGGCATTGGCGAAGACCGAGGGCTAGATGTCACCATCAAAACCTCTCTTCCCAGTGTCTAAACGATATGGTTTGGCTAGAGGAAACACAATCCCACACTCATGTTTATGAGGGGATTACTGTCTAAGCTAGCACCATTCATTAACTGATTCTTCATGAGACTGCTGGGCCCTTGATAAAGGGAGCAACAGCGTAACTTTGTTACGTGAAACAATCAGGCACTAGGAGAGTTGAACACCTGTCAGAGTGGAGTGAGTTCACCCGAACTCATTCCGTCATGATAGTATGCTCCGGCATCTATTGTGGAAATTTCCCGAAAGGGATGGGTCTCTGGAAAGGGTCATACTGCTTCTAGAAACCTGTAGTAGTAAAACTACGGCCTGCAAGGCCTGCCTACCTACCCGAAAGGGATAAGGGAGGATACCCACAGAGGAAGCGTACACAATCAAACAATGAATAGAACTGTTAGTTTTCTTCAAAGTGAGAAAGTGCACTCTTTCTTCCGGATCTTCGGCGTAACAACCCGAGGTGAAGGGAGTATCTGGCAATCGGCGTCGAAAGACACGAAGCGATTGGTAGGTCTGTGCATTCGTGCACTTCCTATCATCGTTGGTTCATCTACACTAGGTTTTGTCAAAGCATGCTTTGTTTTTACGCGGCATACGGTACGTTTGGTGAGACGTCAAGGTTTGAAGGGTACCGCTAAGTACTACAAGTCCTGCACCCTACTTCTTATGAAGTATTGTGGGAATGATTCCTTAGTGGCAACCATCAAATCTGGTCATTGCGTAAGCATTACGCGGACCGGACTTCCTCGCATCATCCCCATACAGCACCGGCGACGTATAAGTCAAGGTCATGGTTTGGTTGTACGCTTTTGGCTTTCACTCTTTAGTATATATCGAGTGTTGAGCTTCAAGGGTACTCCCACTATTTCTACGATTATTACGCCTGGGCCTACACTAAGTGCTGAGTTTATCGCTGATTGGGACTGCTTTATCGAGCAGTTCTGGTCTTTGATCGACTCAGTTACCGGGTATAGAGCCCTGACTTCGTTTTCGCGTGGGTTACCTAAAGTCCTCTCCGTGAGGGCTCCCATGTGGAAGGCGAAGTGGCTGTTACTGTTGAAGGGTGGTCCGAACAGCACATACTCCACCATCACTGGTGGTCCCTCGTGTTCGGTGGGTAACTTGTTTGTAGATGCATTGGCTTGGGTCACACGGCCTGAGCTCTTTGCACTGCTGCAAGAGTGGACACGTTTGACTGACAATGATCGGTGGCTATTGTGGTCTGTTCCTATGAGGGCCGTTCTCGACTCGGATTTCATTCTATGGAATCGTCGCTGGATCTCGGAGCTGACAAACACCTTAACCGGTGCTAATCACCCTCTGATAAAGCCTCGGCGAAACCAAAAGATTGGCTCCCTTGGGAGATTGGCCTTCTTGGAGGAACCCGGGAAGTGGCGTGTAGTGGCCCTACTGGACTATTATACGCAGATCCTATTCCACCCGGTGCATTCAGAGATCTTTAACAAGATCTTGAAGCGGATACCGCAGGATGGTACCTTTGACCAACATGCCCCTATAAGTAAATTACAGGGATACATGAAAGCTAAGGGTATTACCCGGGTATTCAGCTTTGATCTGTCTGCAGCGACGGATAGGCTGCCTATTCTAATTCAGGAACTTGTGCTATCGTATCTCATTGGTAAACCCCTCGCGCGATTGTGGGTTCGGCTACTAACCGAACGCCTCTACTCCTGCCCTCGGAAGGTGGATGGTGTGAAAACCAACTCACCTAAGGAAGGCGTGAAGTACGCAGTTGGGCAACCAATGGGAGCCTATAGCTCATGGGCTATGTTAGCCTTGACCCATCATGCCATCGTACAATATGCTGCATGGAAATGCGGCATGCGTACATGGTTTCAGCACTATGCTTTGCTAGGTGATGATGTTGTCATCTGTCACCGTAACATTGCAGACGCTTACTTGGGTATCATGAAGGCGTTAGGTGTCGAGATCTCGTTCGCGAAGTCTCTTTCATCGGATAACGGGTCCTTCGAGTTCGCCAAACGCTTTATCTTTCGAGGAACGGACGTGAGTCCAACTACTCTTAAGCATATTGCTGTTGGTTTCTCTGGGATCAAGTTTATCCCTGAGTTGGTATCTTCAGCGATGAAGGTCATCAACACAGTAACGCTCCCACGGGCACTTAAGTTTGCGGGACTGGGTTTCAAAGCCCAATCCGCAGCTTGGATTGCCCCAGTAACGATTAGTAAACGTTTTCTGGGTGCAACCCTTCTGCTCTGTAGCCCACATGGTCCTTTCTCAGTAGGAACTCTCCTAGACTGGGTTCAGATGTTCACGGTGAAAACCGCTCGCATCGTGGATCCAGCAGTAGTACCACAGTTGTTTCACAAGATATTCCATACGGCCTTATCGGCTTTACGGAAAGACTTGGAGACGACCATGGCAACGCTAGAGACCGACCTTACCCATGATTCTGATCTTGGACTGCTTAGCAGCAGTACTGATCATGCGTCGTGGTTTAAGGGCGAAATCTTGGGATTGCTCCATCCGATTAAGACCCATTATGAGGCTGCGGACAGACTAGTGAGGAGACTATGGACGCTTGGAGGACCAGATGTTGAACTTCCTCGAGTGCTTAGCACTGTAGAGGAGTTCTTCAATGAGGCCAGTCTCATACCTGTTACCCTGTTTGATACCGAGGAGCTTCGCTCCAAGGGTCAGGCCGGGATATGGATACGACTCTGGTTACTCATCCATGTGGAAATCCAAAGCTTTATGACAAAACAACAGGCCCTGGTGCGAAGAACTGGAAGCTCTTCGTAACAGGAGCGCTGAGTGATGAACATGTCACTAGATATTAGAACTTTTGGGTCACTTCGGTGATCTAATTGTTCTTTTATTTATACATAACTATTAGAGAGCACTTTCAGCTTTGAAGACCGGATCCTTCTTGATCAGAAGTAAAACAGTCTGTCTCACTACATACGGTGACACTAGATCTAGTGTTAAAACCTGATCCATGCACGTGTAATATAGCTTTAGCCGTAAGGTTCTCAATAGCGTTCCTCGTGTAGAAGAAATCACCCAACACTAACTTACGAGGTCAC